AGCAGCGTGTGCTTGCTTAATGTCTTCACTTGAGTTAGGTATTCCACCTATTTCTTTTTCAGTTGTAGAAAGTTTATTCCAAATTTTATCAGGACGATTCATTGAATAATTCCTATAACCTCTTCTTTTTAAATAATACAAAAACCTAGGTTTGTTATTTTCAGCAAGTATTGGCATACCATAAAACACCATTGCCATTAATACATCTTCAAAAAATATCTCAGCTGTTTGCGGCCTTGATATATATTCTAAAAAGAAATGATTAGGTGGTGCATCTTCCATAGAAAACTTAGTTAAACCATGTAAAGCACCATTAGAACCTTTTCCATCTACAGTACCTGATATATCGTAGCTATCTAAACCAAATGCGCCAATGTGTTCATTGCCAGGGTGTTTACCATTGCTTTTTATTATCACTCTATTTTGTAGACTTTTAGGTGGGACCCAGCTTATTTGAAACCTGCCATTTCTATTAGGGTTAAATATAACCCTTGAGTCTTTTATACCATTTTCCCATTGAAAGCTACCTACTGCAACAGCTGCTGAATTATTAAGTTCAGCATTAAAATCAATTTGTTCGTATATTTTAGTTAAATTAAATAAACTATCTTTTGTTTCGTCTCTGAAGGCGTGAGCTTCAGTTCTTGGAAACTGCCTGTAATATTCATTTAATCCATCAGGATCATCTCTTAAACCGTCTACTTCATTTTCCCAGTGCTCGATAACTCCTGTTGTAATTTCAAAACCATCAACTCCTTTGACTGGAGCTTTGCCTCCAATGAAGACAGGTAATCCATTAGTATCGATGAATCCTTCATAGTTCCATTCCATAGGTATGAACAAGCTATAGAGCCCAGAAGATGTTTGTCCGTTTCTATTTCTTTTAGTAACGTCAGAAGCGTAGTATAATTTTTTGAAGTTGTCTCCACCTTTATCTAATGCGTTTGAAGTTGAGCCCATCATACATTTACCTACGATTCTAGAACCAAGACGTAATGTAGTTTTTGTAACCCTCCAGTTGTTTAATATATTATCAGGTCTTTCCCATTTACCACTTTCATCATGGGCTAATAGTTTTAGCTTTTCACCATCATAAGAGTTGTCGCCTGTATTTTTCCAGTCAATAGTCGTATCAAGTCCGTCTAGTTCTCTAAGCTGTTCATTCGACTCAAGCTTTCTTCTAGTAAGTTTAGATGCTGGAACTCTATAAGCCAACTCAGTTTTTGGCCGGTCCATACCATCTTGAATGGGTTTAAAAAAGAACGGGTAGTTGACTGATATGGGTACAACTTTATCCGTAAACATTTTTTTGGCATCTGCACCAGACTTGGACAGTATACCGTATCTAGAATCGGAAGATATTGTAGCTTGGTTAACAAGTTCTGCGCTTGACATAAAAGAGAATCCAGATCGTCTGTTTTTAAGATAGCACATCCCGTAACACCTTGTATCTGCTTTACATGCTTCCCAAAATATAAAGAAGAGTCTGTTTGCTTCTCTATAATCTGGTGCTCCAATATCGATTTTTGACCATTGCAAATACATATAGTGAGTACCAGTAATGTAAGTAGCCAAACCCTTATTATAGAACCAGAATCCTTTATCTCTTTTTTCAAATTCCTTATCAATGTAGTCATACCACTTTTCTTTAAATTCATTTTGATACTCTTCCCAATCAAACCTACTCTTAATCTTACTTAACTCTTTTGGGTATTCTTGTTTTTCCCAGTATTGTTCAATTTTCTTTTCGCTTCGTTTATACGGTTCATCTGCTGCTGGTAAAGCAATCCTGAGATTCTGTATTTCAATGATTTGTCCAATTTTGCCTGTTTTGCTTATTACTATAAAATCATAATCAGAATTATAACCATAATCCCATTTTTTAAACCTATTGTTTTTAGCTAATATCTTAGGATTTACAACGTCCTTAATTTCTTTCCAAAGAGTTTGTTCGTAACTCACTTACTTCTCCCTTCTGCAAAACCTCTAAAAGTTTTTTGTTCTTTAACTTCTTTAGGTTTTTCGTTTAGCATATCCTCTTCTTGTTGAATACGAGTAAGTATTTCAAAAGCATCCATTATGGCTAGCTTTTTAGTAGCGGCAGCATTTTTTAATCTATCAGCGCTTACATCATCGTCTGAGTCTACGATCTTTTCTTTTGCTACCTTGATAAGTTCCTCAATTGCTTTTTGCCCAGCTTGGATTATTTTCTTCTTCGTTTCCTTGGTATTCATGCGTTAAGGCTATATCATTTGATTTCATACAATAAAGTCGTTCACCTTCTATAATAAACTCAAATTCAGAGTTAGGGGTGAATGTAATAAGTGTTCCAGGAGTGATTCCTACGGCTTCTAAGGCATTGTTAGTATATTTCACTATACCAACATTAGGTTGTTCTTTTCTGTTCTCTAATAAGTTTTGGTTTTTAAGTGGTTTTACAAAGCAATAATCTAAATGTGGTTTTAAATTATACATATATATTTGACCCGGTGAAACAAAATAAAGATCATCTTTAAAATGAGTTGAGCTATTTCGTTCATTTCCCCTTTGATCATACCATCTTCTAAATACATTGTGATGGATATATAATTCATCTCCTATATTTATTTTAGTAGTATAAGCTGCAGGAGTAGCAACTACTACAGCTTTTTTACTAATAAATCTATGGTTTTCAATGCTAGTATTGATAATAAGGTTATTATTACCAACTCTTCGTATATTGTCATACCTATCATCATATGGCTTAACAATAAAGCTATATAAGCTTTTCATTAATACTTAAGATCGTACTCTACAGATATTGACATATTAGCATTAAACTTTTTCCAAGGCAATATTTCATTGTTTTTAGTTATATAAATATTATATGACTGATCCTTGTCTTCAAAAAGAATATCACTAATAGTATGTCCACCATATACTTCTTGACCAGTTGAATAATGCATTGCATCGTTCTTGTAGTCAGAACCTATACTAATCTTCCTTATTACCTTCGACATCTTCTTTTATCTCAGTATAAGTACCATCTTCAACATTGATGTTAATAGCACCGTATTCTTTTTCTAATACAGTTTTATATTCTTCAATATCTTTGTTAGCAGAAGCTATTTCATGTAATAACCCATGCTTTTGACTTTCTAATACGCCTATATTGTGTAACAATTCATTAAGCTTAGTTTGTTGCTCTTGAATAGTTTTTAACTCTTCTTCTTTGATTTTCATTTGATTAGATTTAATTAATTATATTTCTTATTTATATATTTACTTGTTTTAAGTGGTTTTTACGTTGCTTGAGGTGTTTCAGTAGTTCTACCACTAGTAGGAGTAGTCCACTGGTTAGAAAGTGCTCCACTATTAGTAGGTTGCATATTAACACTTACGGCATTTTTATCAGAGTAAGGAGCATCAGTTGTAATATTCGTGACAGTAGTACTAGGAGCATTAAATCCACTAGTACTCCCTTGAAAATCTGTAAGACCACTTGATATTGGAGGTCCTATCATGTAGCTACCAGTAAAACCAATTGGAGCTACATGATCCATCAAAACTTGATTACCAGCGCCTTTAGCACCTTTAACCCAGTTTTTTAAATTTGCTGCTTTTGAATGAGATTTTAAATCTCCTGGAAGTCCATTATTCCATATTTCTCTTACTTCGGTAGCTGATAATACAGTGTCAAAAAAAGCCCAATTATTAGCTTGTCCAGAAAAATTCCAACCATTCACAAGAGCAGCGTTGAGTACTGGTCTTTGATCAGAAAAAGTGTTTTTAGTTATACTAGTAGTTGAATTATCAAGTGATCCATTTAAATAAAGCTTTAAATCACCAGGAGTGTATGTTGCTACAAAATTGTACCATTTACCACTTTCTAAAACTTCAGATGTTGCTAAATAAGTGCTAGAAGGAGCAACAGCAGTGTCAAACATAAATATAAGTTTACCATTGTCAGCTGATCCTCCAGTTGTAAAGTCTCCACCACCACCCGCTATTGCGAGTCCAAATTCTGAAGCTTGAAAAGAGCTACCTTTACTAAATATACCGCCTCTATTACTACTAGTATTTCTTAACCATACAGAAAAAGTAAAATTACCTGAAGATGGATAAAACCCTGAGCCAGTTTGAGCATATCTAGCTGTTGCTCCAGAAAGACTTAAAGTATTGTCATTAAATACCCTACTTAAATCACTTTGAACAAGGTTTGACTGAGACATTCCTGAGCTTAGGCCTCCAATACCAGCTGGTCTACCAACATTGGTATCAATTAAAGTAGCTCCATTGTTAGTACCATTATTAGAACCTTGACTATCTGTTATTGTTGCTGCGTCAAGTTTCCACCAAGAAACTAAATTAGGATTAGCTTCACCTACCAAAGGATTTGGTGGAGGATTAGCTGGTAAATTTCCATACAATGCCCCTGCGTTATTTGGTCCTCTTTTATCATAGTAAACTACTTGAGCTATTTCACCAACAAAACCATTTGATGATGAACTATCCGAACCTATAAATAAACCTTTTGTAGAATCGTAAGAAGGAGTGCTAGGACCACCACTGCCGCCGCTATAATAAGACCCATTTAATGAATTTCTTACTATGCCTGCAAAGGTAAACCACACAAAAACCCACTCTCCATTTAAAGCACCTGGTATAGTTTTTCCTGGGACTCCGCTACCTACTTTGCATTTAATTCTTCCATCACTTTGTGTTAATATAGAAAAACCATTTGCGCCACCGTTTTCTATAATAATTTTATTATCTTGTGGAAAACCTTTAATCCAAAAGCCAATTGAAAAATTTGAAGTTTGTATTGATGAATTTTGAGTTATTTCTATATTATTAGTTCCATTAAAACTATAAGCTTTGTCGGATAAAACGTTATTAGCTATTTGCCATTGAGTGTTAGATGAATCATAGATCTCACTTGCATCGAGTTTATACCAAACTTTTAAATTAGAGTTTTGAGGTATAGAAGCTAAATTTCGTATTGGTGAGCCATTATTATAAAGAGTTGTTAATTCACTTGTTGTTAATGCTACATCCCAAACTTTAAAATTACTCATTTTACCTTGCAAATCTTGATTATCAACTCCATTCGCAAGCTCTAAACTACTTGTATTGCTTGAAAGAAAACTACCAGTTATGGTAGAAGTTGATTCTCCTTTTAAATCATTATCAATATATATTTGGTATTTTGAACCTGATTGCCATTTAAAAACAAATAAATGCCATTTTCCAGCTGTCATTCCTGAAGCAAAACTTTGAAAATTATTACCACTAACAGGCCAAGTAGTATTTATATTAGTATTATTTAATCTAAAATAAGGATAACTACCATTAGCAAACAAGTTTTGCACTCCTGATGATGCATCTAATACATCAGCATTAACCCAAAAAGATATTGTAGTAGCAGTTTGACCAGAGAAAACACCAGTTGGACCATATACCCTATCGTTAGTTCCACTAAAATCAAAAACATAATCTTGAACAGCACTGTTTGGTGTTATGTAGCTAGAGCCGTTCCACACAGAATCAGATAATTTATAATATGCTTTAGGAGCAGGAGTTAAAGCCATAGGGTCGCCGATAGCAGATCCAGTTCCATACAAAGTTGTTACTTGGCTTGAAGAAAGAGCGTAGTCAAATAAACAAGCATCACTCATTTTTTTAATACCATTCATTTCCCCGCCATTTCCTCCAACGCAAAACGCTCTACTACTCATAAGAGTGGAAATAGATGAAGGTATTGTACCAGTAAAAGTCAATGTTTGAGGTGAACCATCTATAAATACGGTTAACCTGTTAGCATTGCCAGTAGCAGAACCATCATAAACCATTACAACGTGGTGCCATGTGTTAGCGGTAATCTTTGAAGAAGAAACTACTTCAACACTACCTACTCCAGCGGTTGCTTGATTACTATTAACAGTAAAATCAAATTCTCCAGAAGAATGGTCAAATTTAATACTTATTTCATTGCCGCTAGTTTTTTGAACTCCCATGTAAGTGCCACTAGAACTTAAGCTGTCTAAATTAATCCAAGCCGCCATAGAAAAAGTCGTGGCTCCTGAAAGAAAATTCATTCCGCTTCCGAGAACTTGATTAGTTCCATCAAAACTTAAACTATAATTAGAACTTTTACTCTTATTAGCTTCGTTTGGCATCTGCCACTGCGTATTGTAAAACTCTGTACTCATAATTAATCTCCCATTCTATACCAAGCTACCGGATCAGGTAGATTTGGATTATTAATAAAATCAGCTGATTTATTAGCCGTTGTTGAAGCTCCGTAAATATCAAACTTAATTTGATCAGCTGTTAATTCTTTATCCCACACTGCAAATTCATCTAATTTACCAACAAAACCTGAAGTTCCATCTGGCTTAGCTCCAATAGTATTAAATTTAGTAATACCATATCTAATATTTTGACTACCAGCAACTATAGATTGCTCAACTCCATTAAAATACATTTTTCCATAAGTATCATTATTATTTTTTGTAAAAGCAAGATGTGTCCAAGCGTTTAAAGTAGGCGTAGGAGTAAATAAATTATAACCAGTTGTTGTTCTATAAAATATGTTATTTCCATTATTAATATAAATACCATAATTATTAGCCAAGCCTGGATCACCAGTTACTACGTGGTGACCGTTTGCAGGATAATATATCCAAAATGACATAGTATTAGTTTGACCTAAATCTATAGATGAACCTAGGCTAAAAATATCATTACCATCAAAGGCCATGCTATAATTATTATCTACAGTATATTGACTTACATATTTAGGCGTATAAACACTTTGATCTGTTTTTAATATATTATAACTTATAGAATTAATAGTTGAATTAGGTGCGTTACCTTTTTTATCTAGCTCTACTAAACCTGAACTAGCTCCAGGAGCTACAACTTTAGGTGCGTCAGCAGATATTGAAGGAGCATAGTCATTAACGCTTGTAGAATTATTACCATTTATAGAATCTATTAATAAATATTTATTTGAAGAATTAGTGTACATAGCGTCACCAAGCTTCCACCAAACTGTAGGTAATAAACTACTTATATCACTTGGTTTACCGTTGTTATATATGCTTATAACTTCAGAAACACTTAGTGTTTTATCAATAAATAAAGCAACGTTTGATAAATAAGCGTTTGAAGGATCAGCTCCACCAGTTTTTGACCCTAAATAAGTTGGTGCGTCATCCGCAGTTAAATTAACAGTTCCAGTTCCTGCAGATGATCCGTTTATATAGAATACTACAGAACCAGAACTTATAGTTAAAGCAACGTGAGCCCACTCACCTTGAGTTATTGTTCCAGTGCTAAATTGATGTGCTCCACCACCATCTATAGCAATTGTATTGTCTGTATTTACATAAACGTAATAAACTTGGCCACCGCCATCTCTTTTATTTAATATACCATGTCTATTACCAGTAGTATTTGTTTTAACCCAGAAAGATATAGAAGAGTTATTATTAACAGCAGTAGTTGGAGAGTCTGGTATAATAAAATTATTAGAGTTAAACAAAGTGCTAAACTGAGAATAAAGCGGGTTGTGTAAACCTAAGTCAGTATTTACTAAAGCTAAACCAGCAGTGCCAGCACTACCTCCAGTAAAAGCGCCTTCTTTGTATATTAAAAATTGTTGAAAATTAGTTAATAAACCAGTATTGCTAGATCCCTGAGAAGTGTTAACAAGAGAAGCGTCGTTAGAATTACCAGATAAATCAAGCATTTTACTATTTGTAAAATCTACACTATCGCCATTATACCAAATAGAAGGACTTAACGAAGATATATCTCCAGCGTTTCCTGAGTTATAAAGAGTAGCTCGTTCTGAACTACTTAAAACTTTATTAAATAAAGATATTTCGTCAACTTCTACTCCATTTGAAAACTTATTGCCGCCCCAGTTAGTAGTTGGACTAGCTGCAGTTCCCATCGTTCCTGAAAATCTTTTTAACACAGTATTGTTAGTGGCATTTAAACTACTAGAAGAATCTATTAATACGTTGTCAAAATAAAAAGACACATTAGAGCCATCTCTCACGAACATCCAATTGTGGTAATTAAGATCAAATATTTTAGCATATTCTGTAGGGTTATTAGCTTGACTAAAAGTTAAAGTTGCTTTTTCGCTCGAACTTGTGCTATTGTAAACTTCAAGAGTTATTACATCGTTAACAGGTCCTTTTAATATATAAGCTCCACCATAAGTGCCTACTCCAACTTGATCTGAAAAATTGCTAAATATATTAACACCGCCGCCGTGTGTGTTAAACTTAGGTTTACTTGTTTCAAAAGGCGCACTTAATAACCAGTATGAAACAGTGCTTTGTGTACCTAGGTTTATTTGATTATCAAAAAGCATTGAAATACCAGATGAAAAACCATACCCTTGGTTAATTACAGCTGTTTTACTATTAAATGTAGTTAAAGTATTTGAAGATATAGTTTTATAATTAATTATAGGTGTTGTCCCTGTGGTAGGAGGAACAGCGCTAATCTGTGTAGAATTATCTAATTTCCACCAATAATCAGGGGATGTTGTATAATTAGCTTGAGGTTCACCACTATTGTATATATTTGCAACTTCAGATGATCTATCACTTAGCCATATAGCTGGATTACTAATTATACCTGGCCAAGCAGCGCCTTGAGATGAATATACACCTGTTAAAAATCTTAATAAATATGTATCACTAGCAGTTAAAGTTGCTCCAGACAAAGTTAATTCAGACCCACCGTCAATATATGCTTTAACAGCAGTTGGAGTTCTTACTATTATTAAATTATGCCAATTGTTATCGTCAAGTTGGCCTATTGAAGCTGTTAACTCATTATTGTTAGATCTATATATTATAGAACTCAAAGGTAAACTTTGGCTATTAGCTTGATCAGTAGTGACATAAATACCGTCTGCTGAATTTGTGTAAGGGTTGTAATATGAAGATATACTTCCTTGAATAAAAAATTGACCTATTGGAATATTCGCGACTCCATTAGAATTTATCCATATAGAAAGTGTGTGTGTGTTACCTAACTGTGTTGTAGGTGTTACTAATTGCGTAAAGCTATTTCCATTAGTAGCTGTAATTGCTTGTTGACTTTGTGCGTGGTTAGGTACTTGCCAATTCCAAGTTCCACCTGGTGCTTGCCCAATAGCTGTTTCACCTAATTTATAATAAGCAATAGGATCACCAGATAAATCAAATGGGTTACCTGGAGTACCTGAATTATATAAACTACTAACTTCTGAAGAAGATAAAGCTCTACTAAATATATTTAATTCATCAATTTTACCAGTTAAATATGCTTCAATACTAACGTTGCCTGTTCTATGAGTTGCTCCTATGTAAGAAATACCATCAAAACCTGAAGTTATAGGGGGATAAGAACCAACATTACCAGCGTTTAAAGTTCCATCTAAAGTGCCATTACTATATAGTTTAACATCAGCCCCATCGTAGGTAAGAGCTAAATGTACCCAAGTATTAGAAGAAAAATTACTTATAGTAACTGAAGAATCTTGAATGTGTCCTGTACCAGAACCTAGTCCAAAGAAATATTTGTAAATATTACTTACTCTTGTAATCCTTAAAAAGAATCTTGCTCTGCTGCCACCAAAATCATAAGTGCCTAAAATACTACTACTTGTATTATTACTAATATCTGGCATATTAACCCAAGCCGAGATAGAGCAATTTAGTGTTAAATTATTAGCCGGTATAAAACCTGTGCTAATATAACTACTCCCGTTAAAATTTAAACTATAATTACTCTGCTTATTAGCGTTAACATTGTTTGGTAATAACCAATTACCTTGTACGAATTTACCTGCCATAATTAGTCTCCCATTCGATTATAATATTTTAAATTACTTGGATACACAGTTGAAAGATCAGCTGTAATTCCATTTGAACTTGCTTGATAAATACCAGCTACGTCACAAGATGTTAACTGAGTATCCCAAATTGCAACTTCGTCTATTTCGCCATTGAAATAGTAGTTAGGTGACGCGGATCTTCTACCTATTTCAATTGAAGAAGCATTAATTAAAGTTGGAGTTCCAGTAGCTGCATTTTGTACGTTTGTGCCATCTAGCCATATTTCATAAACACTGCCTGACCAATTTATTAATAAATGGTGCCAATCTGCACTTATAGAACTTGACGAGGTGTATGCTGATCGCCCTGCTACACTTGCGTCTGTTACTATAATTAATTCATTCGTTAAAGCACTTGTAAAAGCTCCAAGTCCAACACCATTCCAAGCTCCACCAAAGTTTATTATATACTGCGGTGAAGTAGAAGTGGTAATAGTAGAATTTGGCTTAAACCATAAAGACAAAGCTGTGACATTGCCACTATAAGAGCTAGCTATATAGCTACTAGTGCCATTAAAACTTAAAGTACTCGTATTAGTTGTTGTAGAAGGAACTAAAACAGAGCCAGATGTAACATTTTTAGTAGTAGAATTACTACCTATTGTATATGTTATAGCATATGTTCCAGCTGTTGAATTTGCAGGTGACAATACACCTGAACTAGCATTTATAGTTAATCCTGACGTAGGTGATATTGTAAATTGTCCACCTGTTTGTTGTATAAAATTAGTTGGTGTAACATTAGGTGACCCAGAAGCGTTACAAAGATTACTTGGATAATTAAAATTAGTATTAACTAATTGAACACTTTGTGTATCAGTAGCAGGACATATACTTCCAGTTGCACCTGTAGTATTGTAAGATACGCTATATGTACCTACGTTTGAAGTAGATAATGATATTAGTCCAGTTGAAGAATTAATATCTAAATAATCTAAAGAGTTTGAAGGAAGTGTAGTGCTAGAAGCATCTAATGTTCCTGGATTTGCAGCGTTAGGTATTGACCAAGTTGATGTTGAAGAATTATAAGTAGCATCATTACTCATTTTATACCAAACAGAAGGAGTTGAAGTATAAGAACCTTGAGGAACTCCATTGTTATATATATTAGATATATTAGAAGATTGATCTGAATTCCAAAGAGCAAAACTAGACAGCTTACCAGTAAAGTATTGAGGATTTCTTCTACCTATAAGTCCAGGTGAAAAAGAAGCATTTACAGGGGGAGGTGCGCCAGGCGCAGACACCCCTTTTAGAGTGTAATTAGGATCAACTTGTCCGTTAAAATAAACTTGGATTAAACTGTTAGAATCTTTAACTAATATTACATTATTCCATTGATTAGTTGGAATAGTAAAAGTAGGTTGGTTACTAGGATCAGTATCAGATAATTGATACCCACTAAATTTAACATCAAATACTCCATTATCAATCCTGCACCAATTAGATCCTTCACCAAAGAAAAACATTAAAGCGCTTGAACTAGCCGTGTAGAACCAAAAACTAAAAGCAAAGTCGTTACTCAACGTAATACTAGGTAAAGTTATATAATCTGTACCATCAAAATTAAAACCACTTATAGAACTAAATGTACCACCTGATAATCCAGTTACAGTTGGTGTTGGATTAGTTGCGTCAGCAATATCAAATGGACTACCTGAATAACTAAATGCAGCATTGTCAGCAGGATTAATAGTAACAATATCAGTAGCGCTAGAAGATAAGCTACTATTACTATTAGTAACAGTTCTAGTTATAATATATTTACCTGGAGTTGAAGCCGATACATCTATTTCACCTGTTAAGTTGTTTATCTGTAATGCCATATTAGTATTTTAAAAAAATCCTGTATTAACTGTCCATCCTTGAGTATTAACTAGGTAATCTGCAGCATCTTGAGCTGTAGACCAAGAACTAGGGGCATTAGGATGTAAAGTAGAATTTATAGCTAAACTATTATTAAATTTACCATTATAATGAACGTGCGCACCTGATAAATTTAAATTAGTTAAATAATTCTGAGAGTAACCTTTTGAAGCAACTCCATTATAAATAGTTATCGCCCAACCTATCCAACAATTAGTATAATTATCACTCTGAGTGCTTGCGCCACCCCAAGAAGCTGGATAACTAAACCAAAGCGAATTAGTAGTGTTACTTAATTGAGAACCTAAAATCCAATCTTTTGGCGAAGTGTTATCAAAACTACCACTAAACATATTAATAAAAACTGTGCCAGCGCTTATGTCCCATTGATTATACGTTTTACTACCAACAGTTACACTTTGATAAGGAACTTGTATATTCTGTAATCCTAAGCTAGCAAAGCTAGTAACATTACTAGTGTCCCAGTTATTAGGTGCTGTGCTAGTTCCTACATCAGAATCTTGTACATTTATAACGTTTTTAATATCCCAAGCTAAGTAAGTTTCATTATTATAAGTAACTTGTTTAGTATTTGGATTAAAAGAAGTTGGTATTCCAGTAGCATTAGGTCCAAAAAACTGTTTTATATTAGTAACATTATCTAAATTCCATTTACTTAAATTGTTTCCTGAGTCAACTATACCGTTCGTAGAAGGTAAATTAGCAAAAATTCTAAACAAAGATGCGCCACCTGAACCAATATCTTTAAAGCCAGGCACATTAGTCGCTGTTATATTTAACGGAGCAAATCTAGCACCAGTATGTTGGAATTTTAAAGTACTAGTATTAAAACCTTCCATCCATTGAGATATTTCAGTTATCTTTGGTACATTAGCATCACCATAGCTATAAATCAAGTTCAATTCATCTCCAGATTGTCCTACAGTTACTGTATTTTGTTGACCAATAGTTGAATATTGGAAAGATTGAGCATTTGTATGTGGTCCTTGAAAACCATTACCATCGCCCCAATCAATATGATAACTACCTGAGCCATTAAACGTAAAAGTTTCATTTGTAGTTTGAGTTGTAACTTTAAATTTGAAAGACTGAAAATAATCAGAAGAAGACCAAGCATCTGATATAGTACCACCTAAAGGTAGAGTTTGATCAACAGTTCCAGTTATTGTAGGAGTTACATCTGATCCATTAGCACAATAAGCATTAGATGTATAGTCAAAACCTGCTAGAGGTTTACAAGTATTATTTTGAGAAAATTTATCTGATATACCACCCCATTTAGTTATTAAACTAGCTCTAGCTGCAAAAGCTCCATTGCTTGCGGCGTTATCACATGATGGTACTGAATTACCAAAATCAGCTGTACCTGAATATGCCATAGCACCTTGAGAATCCCAAGCAGTTAATAATGCATCATAGTTAGTAGTTGACAAAGCAACACCTAACATAAAATTTGAAAAACTAGTAACTTGGTTTATATCCCAAGAACTAATATCCTGATCAAAAGCGTTTGCTTGGTAAAACATTTCACCAGCATTTAAAAATGATTGTGTGTTCCACGAGCTTAAATCTTGATTAAATGATGTTGTGCTTCTAAACATTCTAAAAGTGTTGTTAACCAAAGAAACATCCCAAGCGTTATAAGTTCTTTGGTTACTTCCAGATCCTACTGTAACTGACTGTGTGTTTATTGGTTGGTTAAAAGGACAACTACCAAACATAGTATTCATAGTAGTAGCAGAAGACATGTCCCAGTTAGATAAACTTTGATTAAAGCTACTTCCACTAAACATACTTGAGAAATTATTTACGTTTTGCACGTCCCAAGCTAAGTACGTTTGTTGATAACCTCCTTGACCAACTGTAATTTCACTTGTGTTTAAAGCTTGATTATAAGCAGAGCTAGCTAACATACCTGACATTGAAAAAGCACTACCTGTGGTTTTTATTTTCCATTTATTAATACTAGTATTAAAACTACTTGCACCGCTAAACATGTTTGTGAAATTAGCACAAGAAGAAACGTCCCAAGCTAGTCTATTAGCAGCTGTATAATCTTTAGTATTTACATCTTGGTTAAATGAACTACAGTTAATAAACATGGCACTCATATCAGTTACGTTTGATGTGTCCCAATTAGATATATCACTATTAAAAGATTGATTTTGAAACATATCAGACATATTAGTAACATTTGATGTATTCCAAGAGTTTAAGTTTCTATTAAAAACTCCTGTAGCTACACCATACATACTAAACAGTGATTGAAAACTTGTAACATTTGATGTGTCCCAATTAGATACATCACCATTAAATAAATTTGCTCTTTGAAACATACCTTCAACAGTCGTGTTACTAGCTGGAAATGTCCAATTCCAATTAACCCCTGAAAGAGTGCCAGTTAAACCTTGGCATACAAAAAATGCTCTATAAAGATTATTGCAATTAGTCAAGTCAGGTGTATCAGTTGCAGATATGTCTAAATTTGTACACCCATAAAAAGACTCACTAAAAGAGCTCCATTGAAACTCACCCCATTTAGTTATATTCTTTAATTTAAGTTTATCAACAGCGTATCTAAAATATATTCTAGGGAAAGCATTACCATTATAATCACCTATCTGTATGGTGTAAGTTCCACCATTTATGTAAGTAGGAGAAGTAGCATTACCTGTGTAGTTATTTCCTGAGGTCGAATTACCTTGACCAACAAAATTAGTTAAATTGTTATTATTATTTAAACCCCAGTTTACTCTATAGCTATATCCAGAACCAGTGGTTGGGATAGTAAAAGTATCTCCGGCATTAACCTGTATTGTAAATTCAAAAGATTGAAAAGCTTGTACGACTGTAAAGCTAGCTGTGGTAGTATTACCGCAAGGTGTTCCTGTTGGGGTAAAAGTAACTGTATAAACTTGTCCAGCGGTTGCTGTACTTAAATCAATAGCGCCTGTCGTGCTGTTTATACTTAGATTACCAGGATTTGTTGTTATTGCAAAATCTCCAGAGATAGAAGGATCTGCTTTTGTAGGAAATATTGTAAATCTATTTTCACCATTTGGATAAGTGAACGTAGTTGATACATCTGCAGTTATTGTTATTTCTACAGAATTTGAAAGACCTTGTACAGTGTATGTAATTTCATAAGACCCAGCTGGGGTTGCTGTAGTATTAATTATTCCATCATCACTTGTAGTGCTTGGACTAGCTGGGTTTTCCCACACTAAAACATTGCTTGACCCATCAGTAGTTGTAAAAGTAAATACACCGCCTGAAGCACCACTAATTATAGGTGCTTTATTACCATCATCTTTACACCAGCTAGTTACCGGGTAAGAAAAATCAGCGCTAATACCAAATTGACCTTTAGGACCTGGTATTGTATTACCTAGACCAATAAACATGTATTAATATAAGGCTATAATAGGGTAAACTCCAGCGCTATCAGTTGCTCTAGTTCCGTAATCAATTACCCTAACAACTTGTATAGGTAAAAAACTACCAGCTGGAACACCTCTAAATATAGTATCAGAACCTGATTCCATTTCTACTCTTAGAGTTAATTGAGGAGTTCCCACGTATAAACAACATCCTCTTTGTCTTGTATTGGGTATATCAACATCTAAAACTTTAAATTCCAAAGCCCCAGTTGGAGCAAATGTAATTAAATCATCAGGTGCATATCCAGAACCTGGATCGCTTATAGTAAACTTAACAAGTTCTCCTAAACCACCAATCTCAGTTGGTATTATTTTTAAAGGTAATTGCCCACTTGCTAAAGCTCCGCCGTTAACTCCAGTAGCTACAACTTCTGTTCCAACAACGTAATTAGCACCATCATTAGTTATTTCTAATGCATCTACATCAGTGGTGTTGTTAATAGCACCTACTACTATTTGTTTAGCGTCATGAGCAAATACTCTTGGCTCTGCCATCATATTTCCTACTACACCTTCTATTTCGCTTACTGCCATTTTTATTTATTTTTATTTATTGTAATTTTTTCAGCGCCTCTAGATCCAAAGTACGCCACATATACTGTAATTAGTAAAGTTTTTAATAACTCAACCCATGCTGTGTCTACGTCAAACAAAGTATGGAATGAATCAATTATTATTAATATCGTTGAAGCTAGCGTTAAATATATTAAAGTCAAAGGACGAGTGTTCTTTGACAACCATGAATCAGACTTCATATCTGAGTCCCAACGTTTAGATACGTTTTCCATCTCTATAAGATCTTGCTCTATAAGCTTCATTGCTTGTTCCTTATCAACAGCTTTAATCTTAGTATCACTTGTTATAAGATTTTTTACTATTCCAAGCGTGCCTTGGTCAGGTAAAATGTCACCAACAGCATTTAAAACCTTAGGAGCTTTACTAGCTAAAAAAGCCCCTATTTTAGTTTCTTTTAGTTTTTTCTTTTTAGACATTACTTCTTTTTACCCATGTGTCTTTTGGATCCGCACATTGTTAAAATTGATGGCTGTCCCATCATCATATTTGGTGATTTTTCTTCAGTTCCATATTTTTTATATGGAGACATTTGAACTCCTGATTTTTTATTTGTATAAGGCATAATTTTTATTTTTTATAAGCTTCTTTTTCCCACCAGTTCATTGGGGAACCATCCACTTGTTTACTTCTTTTTTTAACTTTCCATTTACCTTTACCACTTTTTCTGTGGTAAATGTTGTTGTCATCATAAGCTAATCTACCGTCTTTTATTTGTTTAACGTGAACCATCTCATGGTCTATAATTTCTTTTACTTGCTTTTGATCCCTTACTTTATCATTAATAGTAATAGTGCAATTCATATTAGTCCTACCTAATACACCATCTTCTTCCTTTACAAAATATATAGGAACATTCATTAAGTCTTTGTTATACCAAGGTGGACTTGGCTTTAACTTAAAACCCATTATTTTTTAAAAGCTAATAAAAATTCTCTAATAGCAATACCTACAGCAATACCAGCGTATAAAGGCATTTTTTCAAATACAAGTATACATGCTACAGCTAAAGCCATACCTATTTTAAATAACGGATTATTTACAATTGTTTTTATTTTATTCATTTTCTTTATTTTTATAAGGAAACATATTATTAAGCTTTTCTTTACGCTTACCACACCCACAACCACCTGGTATTTTATCAGCTATAGCTTTTATACCTGTTGCAGTAGTTATTTTTTCTATTGTATCACCTAAACCTTTTGACTCCATAATCAACACTTCCATCTACGTCTAGCGGCTTTACCTCTTTCACCAGTCCAACCTTTTGATCTAGCACAAAATGACTTTCTTCTTTTCCAAGCTTTACTGCCTTTTTTAACTTTTCCTGTAACAGCTGTTTTAAGTTTGCTGCCAGGATTTTTACGTCTATATTCAGCTACACCTTTTTTAGTCATGCCAGCGCCCTCTTCAGTTGTTCTAAAGTTCCTTCCTTTACCTTTAGTAGTTTTTCTAGGTTCTTTACCTTTTTTAGCAAAAGGACTGCTTGCTTGAATATACATTATTTTTTCTTTTTTGGTACACAATTAGGCACTTTTTTACCACCTTTTTTCTTCATACCAATCATTTCATATCCTTTCCAACAAGGATTTTTCATTTTCTTTTTCTTTTGTAATGCGCTGTATCCCATAACTTATAATTTTCTACCTTTTTTATCTACTTTAACTTCTTTAACTATAACTCTAGTGTTTGGTTTTTTATTTTCTAGTTCTTCTAATTGTTTTTGAAGATCTTCAAATTTACTATCGGCTTCAGTACCATCTTGTATCATAGCTGAAGTTATTTTAATTTCTTCTTTTAATATGTCTTGAGTTTCCTCAAGTACTTCTACAGTTCGTTTTAGCTGCATAATCATATCTTCGTTCCACTCTTCTTTTAACTCGTATTCTAAACGAGTTACTTCAATAGGTGGAAGTTTTTTAGCTTCTTCAATATCTGCTTGCAATGTATAATACATACCTACAAAAGAGGCTGTAACCATTATTATTGCTACTACAGTTTTTAAGTCAAGTTGTACGGAAGTGTTTTCAGATATTTTTGTACTCATTAGTTGCGTCGAATGATGGGCATGCTTTATTAGCAAACTCGTTATGTGAATATATAGTAGCGTCTGGATACATTGCTTTAAGTGTTTTAAGCACATGTATTAGACTTTCTTTTTGTTCTGGTGTTCTAGTATCTTTAGGTGTCTTACCATCAGTCTCTACGCCTCCGCAATAACAAACCCCTATGGAATTTCTATTGTGATTCTTGCAATGAGCCCCTGAGCGATCTATATCTCTTCCTTTCCATATCTTACCATTTATATCAATATAGAAATGATAACCAATATCTGACCAACCTCTTCCATCAACGTGCCATTCTCTTATAGTGTCAACTGATATATCTTGTCCTTCTCTAGTAGCAGAGCAATGTATAATAATTTCGTTTATATTCCTCATTTCTTTTTCTTATGTAGTAATAACCATTTGTGAACAGTATAACCTATAGTTAGAGATAACAATAGTATTTCTAATGTAGGTTCTATCCAGTTTAAACTAGCTAAAGTAAATGAAGATGCATTTAATAAATACAACTTCAAGTCTTGCGTACCCATTATTTCTGAGCGTTGAGAACTGGGTTACCTTTATATGGTAGCATATTCTCTATGCCTGGTATATTTTTTTTGTTTTTGCACTCGCAACCACTCATGCAGCCGCAGCTTAGCATTTTTCCAGCTGGTTGTTGATATTCTCCGTAACTTGGCATAATTATTTATTTTTTTAGTATTTCAAAATCTTCACCTGTTATTTCACCATCTTTATTAGCATCAATCTTGTATTGATCACCTTTTAAAGTTAATGCAGCAGGTATGCCGTTCATGGCTAAAGCATTCATCTTTTTATTTTCATTATATTGTTTAGCGCTCATATTATGCGCTACAGTTCCTTGCATTTGCGTTAAGGCTTTTGGGCTTGAGCTATATTTGTTTACCAAATCTTCATTAGGATAAATTTCTTGGTTCATCATGCTTAACTCATTCTCCATCGCTTTACCTCTAGTATCAAAACCTGTACTTATTTCTTTTTGTTTTTTTGCCTTTTTAGCCTGTTCATCAGCTGTTACCCCTCCATAAATAGCTCCACCTACAACACCTACAGCCATACCAACGGGGCCAAGTGAAGAACCCATAGCTAAACCTTGTGCTGCACTTGAGGCAATCATATTTGTTTGATAGTTTTTAGCTAATGGGTCAGACGTATCTAAAAAACCTGAAGTTTCTTGAGCTATTCCACCCATCGCGCTTAACTGCTGGGGAGTTAGTTGATTAATTGGACTATTTGTCTCTGTTGGCATAATCTATTGCTTTTGTTATTACTTTGTAACTATATCTATTACTTTTTTCTAATTTAGCTGTAGGCATTTCTTCTTCGCCTAACATAATACGATACATCCTACTAATTAGCTGTTTGCACTTATAGGATACTTTATATATATGATATTTTTGAGTGGTGCGGTTTCTTTTCCTCCACACTATAATCCACCCTTGTTTCAATAATCTGTTCCAGCGCCTGTTATCCCAGCTAAATGAGTACGTACCTTTTATAAAATCATCTTTAGTAAACATATCTATAGCATCTAAATAAATTAGTAGCTCTAGATCTGCATCTGTTAATTCATTAGTCTTACAAGCCCACTTTCTTATTATCCTATAATGCTTAAGTAAACCTAGTTCTTTTAAATCACCAGATGTTAACCTTCTCATAAAATAATAACTACGTCATGTTCTTTAATGACTTTATAGTTTTCTTTATTTATTTCAATATTAAATCCAGCTGCTTTGTCATAATAAACTTCATCACCTTTTTTTAATACTTCTACATCAGAGCCAGGTTCTACAACCTTAGCTCTTCTGTATCTTATATCTTCTCTCTGCTTTTCAGCTAGAATTAAACCTCCTTTTGTAGTCGTATCAGTTTCTTTGATAGGATCTATAACTATATACTTACCTACTGCTTTCATGCTCTCACGTTATTGATTACACAATCAGTTGATAATATAGTTGTAGCTACTGAAGCTGCGTTTGTTAATGCACTCTTAGTAACTAACAAAGGATCTATAATTCCGGCTTTTACCATATCCACCGTATTTCCTGTAACCACGTCTAATCCTTTACCTTCTTCAAGCTTTTTTAATTCTTCAACCCCTGCATTTTTTAATATTAATTCATAAGGTCTTCTTATAGCTTGATATAATACTTCCTCACCTATACAAGTTGGTTTCAAATTAAAACTAGCATTTAACAAAGCTATACCACCGCCTGGTACTATACCTTCTTTAATCGCAGCTTTTGTAGCACAAATAGCATCTTCAACTCTATCCCTCTTTTCTTTCAGCTCTATCTCAGAGTTTGCCCCAACTTTAACTGTAGCAACCTTAGCTTTTAGCTTAGCTAACCGTTTTTCTAGTCTAACTATAATGTTAGGGTTTTTAGTTTCTTTTATATTCTTTTCCAATAAGGCAATAGTATCTTTAACTTCAGTATTGTCAGTTAAATCAACTTGCAAAATTGTTTCTTCGTGATTAGTAACAGATTTAATACATGTACCTAAATGTTCTGGTTGTATTATATCCATGTCATCACCAAGATCCTCATTAATAAGTGTAGCGCCAGTGACCGCACAAAGATCTGATAATACATCTTTTTTGCTGATTCCATATGTTGGCGCATCTATAATGTTGACTTTTATATTACCCTTCTTTTTATTCATAGCAAGCGCGGAAACTACTTGTTGGTCAACATCTGCAATGATAAGAAGACTCTTACCATTTTTTATAATAAATTCAAGGACCGACTGAATTTTCCTTATGTTGGGTATTTGTGACTCTACAATGAGCACGAGCGGATTATCTAACTCAGCCGTTCCTTTTTCTATGTTGGTAATAAAGTGGTTGTTCTTTAGCGCTTGGTCATATTGAACACCCTCTATTAACTCAACGATAGTCTCTGGTTGTTCATTTGTTTCCATCATAACAACCCCTGTCTCATTTACTAATCGGAATGCTTCTCCTATGACCTTGCCTAGCTCTTTATCATTATTAGCTGATATAGTAGCTACTTGGTCTATTTTTTTGCCAGTTACTTTCCTGGACTTTTTGTTTAAATATTTTATAACATTTTTAACACCTGATTCAATACCTTGCTTCATAGTTCTTGGATCATCTAAAAGCGAATGCTCATTAGCTTGATCTAGTATTGCTTTAGCTAACACAGTTGCTGTGGTTGTTCCGTCACCTGCATCTGACACTGTTCTTTGAGCTGCTTGTTTAATTAGCGTGGCTCCGATGTTTTCTAATGGATCTTGCAGCGTAATTGAATTAGCTACCGTTACCCCATCTTTTGTTATTTGTGGTGCACCATTGCTATCTTCTAGTATAACACATTTACCACTTGCTCCTAAGGTTGAACCTACTGCATTAGTAAGTTTTTCAACCCCAGTTAATACCTGACTCCTAGCATAATCGCCAAAAGTCAGGTTTTTAACTAACTTTAAATCTTGCATTTAATTTAATTTAATATAATTGATTTGAATACTTTACTCGAAGGTTTTTACTACTTTCGGTCCTTTGGTAAACTCTAGCTTTTTAGCATAATGTTCAATAGAAGCATCTATCGCTTGCTCTGCTCCAGCTATTGTTTCTCTTCTGGTAACATCGATCCAATCATCTGAATCGACAGCTTTATATTCGGTTTGTAAAAATCCATTAGGTAATTGTACTATTCTCCAGTTTTTCTTCTGTGAGATATGTTTCCAGTACTTAATGGTTTCTTCGTTTGGTTGTGGTGCACTATTCCACGTATTAGTGCGGGTATATAAAAACGTCATTGTATTTGGTTTTAAGTTAAACGTTGGTTATTATATACTATCACTTGATAGTTCGGTTATTTAATATTTTATGATGCGTGTGTTACTAAAGCGTTTATTGTTCCACCTAAAGCCCAATTTCCACCGCCTTCTCCACCTGACACCCAAGTTTGGTTAGATAATGGATAATAAACTTTATTAGTTGAACCACTACCAAAAAGACTAAACAATTGTACGTACCCAGGTAAAGAAGTATCTCTACCTACTCTTCCTCCATTAATAGGATAAGCCCAAGTTAAAGGTTGTTCTGGAGATTCACTTGTTGTTATTGTTAAACTACCATTACAAAGTCCATCGTCTACAATAGTAGGCGTGTATGTAGATGCTGTAGGCAATCCATATGTAGTAACAGAACCTGCACCTGCAGAAGCTGATCTAGCAAGGAATAAATCTCCTAGTAAAGCTCCATTTGATTTTACCGTTCCTGCTATATAAAACTGATAGTACATCATTTCACCAATTCTATACCATTGACAATTATTAGTAGTTATAGTTATTTGAGCTTGGGTATTTTGAGAAGCGTATGACTGTCCAGAAGAATTAGCTAAAGTAGCATACCAAATGCCACTAGTTGGTGCACTAGCACCAGCAACCCAACTTAGACCACCATTTCCGTCAGTTTTCAAAAGCTCATTAGCATTACCTGTATCATCTGGTAAAGTTAAAGTATAGCTAGCATTAGCAGCATGTGGAGGTCCTTTTAATGTTATACCATGAGAATTTTGATCACAGTTAAACTTTATTTGTCCTGCTCCTCTACCAACACCACCTGTTAAAACAACCACACCTGATCCTGATGGATTTGGGTCTAGTAAAATATCTGAGTTACCAGTAGAAGTACCTATTGTTAGAGCACTTGCTTTGCTTATGTTCCCAGCAAATGTAGCATGTTGATTTGAGTCTAGTGTTAAAGCTACTGTAGTTCCACCGCTTAATAGCTCTAAAGATGTACTATTCGTTCTAATACCTCCTTTTTGAGCTCCACTTACCGCAAAACCAATATCAGGATTTCCATTTGTAGCATTTATTAGTAATTCCGTTTGATTATTCCCTACAACTTCCATCATTGGATTTGAAGATGTTCTAGATCCCGCACCTACAACAACTCCTCCAGTACTACTAGTTGGATCAAAATATAAATTATAACCTTCTATGGTTATTGTTCTATTTCCAGCTAATGCGCCATCTGCAGAATATATATTACTGCCGCTAGTAACAGTTTGCCATGTTCCGTCTTTTCTTAAAAATTGATTACCATGAGTAGCATTACCTGTTAAAACTAAACCAGCAGCATAACTATTACCACTACCCATAATATCATAAGTAGTATTTGTTGGTGTTACCCAAGTAGCATCACCACGTAGAAAAGTTGTATTAGATCCACCTAAAGGTACATGTCCTTCATTAGATCCTCCTGCATATCTAGCTGATGTTGCAACAACATTACCTGTAGTTGGAGTAATTATTAACGGTGCACCAGAAGAAGCTGGTATAACACCACCTGCTGTTACTTGGCCAACATTACCACTGCCAGGTGAAGGAGTATTTATCCATGACAATTGACCAGCATTATCTGATTGCAATATTTGAGTGCTACCTGGAGCAGCGCTAGGAAATTTTAAAGTATAATCAGCGCCACCAGAGTGAGCTGGACCTTCTAAAGTAAGTGCATGTGCATTTTCTTCACAGTTTAATTTTAACCTACCTGCAGGATTATTACTTCCTTGACCTTTAACATCTATAGTGTGTTTAACAGCTAAAGTGTTCGCGGTAAAAGTTAAGTCAGCAGATCCACCAAAAGCGCTATTATTATTAAACTGTACTGAGTTTAAGGGAGTAGCAGGTGTTCCACCACCACCTGAAGAATTTATAGTAACACTACCAACTCCACTGACTGGATCAATAGTAACGTTAGTTCCAGCTATAATCTGCGTAACACCAGAAGATTCGCCACCTGGCAAGCTAGATACTTTTACTTGTTTAGTCTTATTACTGTCTGCAGAATCTGATATAAGTATTAAATCGTCATTAGCTGGAGTAGTTTTTACTGGATATGTATATATTATAGCCATTATTTCTTTTTTCTTTTAGTTTTCTTACCTTCTTTTTTAGTTCCATTGCCGTCATTGCCTCTATTTCGCTTAACGGATTCAAATTTCTTATCTTCATGGTCATAGTCTTTACCTTTTAACCATGATTTACCATGTTTTTTAGCTGCAGCACGTCTTTTACGCTGATTCTCTGCTTTTTTCTTACGCCTAGCTGGAGTTTTAGCAGCTTTTAAATCTCTTTTAGCCTTGTCTCTTTTGGCTTTTGGTGATAAATAAGGCATTTTAAGGATTTACTTGCTTACAACCACCTTTAGCCGTGCAAAAACTTTGATTACTACCAGCCCCTGGTGCTCTTTCCCCTGTAGTTCCGCTTGGTTCGTCAATTATGTTAACAAAACCAAACCCATACCTATTTTTAATTTTATTTTTCACACCACCTGTGCCTCCTTCTTTGTCTTTCCACTTTGCTTTTAAACGGTCTGAAACACCTTTACCTTTGAAAGAAGGTTTAGCTTCTTTTATAGCTTCACGCATTTGCCTCCACATTGATTTTTCATCCCTAGCTTTAGCAGCTACATTACCCATTTTTCTAGTGTAATCAAGATTTAACTCTTTTGATACTATGTTACCAGTTGGGTTACCTTCTCTACCAACTTTAAAATATTGAGACGTATTTTGGCCTTCTGGTTTAAGTCTTTCCATCGTGTAAAATATATTATCTCCACTAGGTTTCGATGCTAATTCATCTTTAAGTCTATCTATCTTAACTTGCTTAGCCTCTTTAATGGCTCTCTTAGGATTTTTAATAACATTTATCAATCCTTTAGATTCTAATACTTCTCCAAACGGGGTTTGTCCTCTTCCTGGTTGCTGCTCGTATGCCATTATCTTTTAATTAAAAGCCCATGTAGGTTCTATTAAGGTGTTTATAAACCTCTTTACTTTGTTTTTTTATACTGAGTATATCAGGACCGCTGTATGTTGTAGATTTAGGATCAAGTATCATTGCATTTTTCTCATTTCCCCTAACTAATGTGTTTCTTGAGAGTTCATTGTCATCAGAATCAAAGAAACTTCTATTTTGCTTATATAAATCTATATTACTTTTATAATCAGATTTAGGTACATTAAATGTAGTAACTGTAACATCCTTCCCTCTAGTCTTCTTACTCTTAGACTTTGACCCCTTAGCAATGTTTGACAATGAGTAATCACTTAGCTCTGGATAACCAGGTCCTTGTATCACCGTCGCCTTCTTTGTTTTTTCCTTTTTTACAGGTCCTATGTACTTTAATGATGATTGATCGTATGCCATAATTAATTTTTTGTCTTAATTTAGTATATTACATAGAATTACTCGTTTTTACCTATTACGATGTATAATTGTAAATAGCAAAAGTGTGACAATAGCCTGTTACTAGGCTAGGTATAACGGCCTAATGTCACTGTTTTTATTAGAAATATAGGAGTATAGGGCTGTACCCTATCTATCTGATTATCAGCCAGTTACAAAATAGATTTGATAAATGCCAGCCCCCTATGTTATTGATTATCAACGCGTTATGTTTTGCCTTTTTGTTTTAATTTATATAAATATGTCTAAGTATTGACATAAAGTAACAAACTATGTATAGCATTTTACAAAGTAAATACGATGTACAGTGGATAATATAAATGTAAACAAAATAAATAAA